ACATAAAATCAATAGGTCTTTCAGGCATAACTACTCTTGTATTATCTACACGTGCAGCTTCTACTAACCCTAAACTTTGCAACTCCTCCATAGCAAATGGAGATATACTACCACCTTCTTGATACTTTTTTAATTGTTGATGAAGTCTTTCTCTTTTATTGTTCCATTTCTTATCTTGTTGCATTTCACCACCACGCTGTTTCTTATTATATTTATACATATTAGAAACAGGTCTAACAAACCTTTTAAGAAACTCTTGGTTTCTTTGATTATCTTTACCACCTGGAAAGTCTCTCCAAAATTCAGTTAATAATAAAGTTTTATTTCCAGTCTCAAGAGCTTCTTTTAATTTAGGAAAAGAGTTCATACCACCTCTAACATTATATTCAATATCTAATAGTATTGCCTTTTCTCTAGGATGTAGGTTTTGATACCAATACTCATCTCCATATCTTGTATCTAATTTTCTTTGAGCTTCATCAATATCTTCTTGTAACCATTCATCTACTTTCTCTTGTGAAACACCTTTTTTATATTGTTTATATTCATCTTTTGAAAGAGTGTGTCCATATCCTACAGTATAAAACTTTTCTTTCTTACCTTTTGAATTTTCACCTTTAAATGGGATCCATACACCTCTATGCATATCATAACCTCTCTTATAAGAGTTTTCTACAAACTGCAAGTAGTCCATAAAATATTGATCACTATACTCATCAAAAGCATGCATTCCTTCAGGAACTCCATCTTCTTGATATATTTCTGGTTTACCAGAATAAAACTGTCCACTATCATCATACCATATAATATTACCTTGATCAGTTTCTCCTTGAATTAATAAATTAAAAGTTGGATGATCTTCATACTTAAATAATTTACCTGTTTTAGGATCTCTACTTTGCATATGATACTCTTCTTGATCATCTATCCAAATAGGATCTAAACCAGCATCAAAAGCTCCTTTTAAATTATAATAGTTAGTATTCTTTAAATGATCTGGTAAAACATTAAACCATGCTTCAAAACCTTCACTACGTGCATTTTGTAGTATTTCTTTTGGATCCCCTGATTTACTATACCTATACCAATCCATAGGATTGTACCAATTAAATTCTTTATCCGGATATATATTAGGATCATTTGAAGAACCTTTTATATAGCTATTTTCTCCACCCTCTTGATAAACTTGTCCTCCTAACTTATGTGGTGGTAACATATACTGACCATCATAAACTGATTGTGGTATATCAAACTCCCACCATTCATTGCCATATGCATCTGTAACTTTTTTTAACTGTAAGTCATTACCAAATAAATTTCTTGCATACTTTGGCATACTTTTATATCTATTTGCTATTGGCTCTTGTCCTTTATATATAGTAGGGTCATTTGGATCTATTGTTCTTTCTTGTAGTGATTTAAAGTATTCATTAAGACCATCATTATCTACAGTTTCATAACCACCTCCTTGTTTTGGTATTTGTATTAAAGGTTGTTGATAAAAAGTTTCCCTTAATTCTCTTTCTTGCAAACCTTTTATACTTGCAACTGAATTATCAGTCTCAAGATTAAACTCTTTAAGATCTCTTTCTGGTCTACTCTTAAGAAAATTATAGTTATTATAAAGTTCCATTTCCTCATCATGAGTTGGTGTTTTCCCAAAACGCTCTCCAGGTCCATAAAACTTAATAAATTGTGTTGTACCAGCATACATACCATCCCCTTGTACTGTAGTATACTTATCCATAATTTTAAAAAACTCATCTTCATTAAGAGTTCTTCCTAACTGCTCTTCCATTTGATAAACTTCTTCTCTATAAGGTTGATTCCAACCTGCACCTCTATCAACCGTTGGTTCTCTTGCTGGTAATCCTGGAAGATCAGACCGCTCTTCTCCCATTATTAACATACCTTCATTTTGCTCTCTTCCTGGAATTACTCCTCTTGTCTTTCTCCCTGTAAGTAAGTCTGGATTCTTTTGATATAATGCATACATTAAACGATTAGCTTCAGCTATCTCAGTGTCACTATAATTTAAACTACCAATGCCAAATTCTTCTTTTTGACTCCTTCTTGTGTCCATATAATTATCTAACTTCTTCTGATGATCAGCCAGCATTTTAGATGTTTCATTTTTAAATGCATTATTAGTTACATAAAAATTACCTGATTTCTCACTTCTTAATGGAACGCCATTCTCATCTAAAACAGCGTATTCATTTTTTAATGGTGTAAAAAATCTAGCACCACCCGCTCCTATAATTTCATGTTGAAGCTCACCTATGTTCTGGTCAGGACCATACAAACGCATACCACCAGCAAATTGACTATCTAGAAGCGCCAGTGCATTTTCTTTATTTTTTATTAAGTCCTCATAGTCAGCAATTTCTTGTCTACTCCATCCTTGAAACTTTGCTGCTGTTCCAACTGTAGGAAATCTAAAAGTTGTAGCACCATTCTCTGCAGCATATAACACAGTCTCTCCAAACATTCTTTTCGTAAGTGCATTTTTTTCAGATAGAATCTTTTTTAAATCTTTATTTTGATTAGATGACTGTAATACCTTAAAGTCAGATACCATTGTATCATAATGCTTTTGAGCACTCTTTATTAAAATTTCTAACTCAGAAGTAACTTCTGCTGTTTTAAGTCTAGGTGTTGATTCACTATCAGCAAACATTTTATCATATGTATATGTTTCACTAACATCAGAATCTCCACTGCCTATAAGTTGATTTTTATATACTTCTAAACTTGATATATCAGTAGGTATTCCATTTTTAATATCCTCAAGCATTTGAGTATACTTTTCTACTTGATTTCTTGCACTTGTCATAGCCATTCCCTGCCGTCTGATTACCTTATTTATAGCATCAACATCACCACTCATAAGAGCTTTTTCACTTGGATGTAGTTCACTAGTATATTTATTTTCAGATACATTAGCTGCCCAATTAGATTGTATTTCATTTAATGTAAATAATTCTGGATTCTCTTTAAAAAAATTTCCTCTTATCCATCCTAAATTGTATTTACCTACAGCCTCATCTTCACCTAAATGAGTGTCTCCATAACCCAGTTCAGTTTTGTTTTGAAATGACATAGTAATTGGTTTAATATTACCATAAAACCGATCATCATAAATATTATTATAATAATAATCAACCCATCTATCATTAGGATAACCCAAATCCCTATTTAAATTTCCTGTATTTACAACTCTATTTAAAGGTATAATAGAATTAGATACATCAGCACTAAAATCATAAAAAGGTATAACATTTTTGTCTTTATACTTTGGATCTGAAAGCACTCTGTTTAAATAAATTTGATCACCCTTAGATTGTTTTTTTATCCAAGATTGTAGAGTTTTAATATTTACTGTACCATCTTTTTTAGTTTGAATTCCTTTAGGATCTTGTAATGATTTTAATTGTAAACTATTTTGAGCAACTGGTTTTAGCAAAATACTATTAGTTTCTGCATCAAACATTAAAGACTGATTAGGAATATTTGCAGACATTTCTGAAAGATTACGCATATTTTCTGCATTTACAGAATTACTACCAAAATCAAAAGTTCTTGTATTTGAACTTACTGGCTGATATTGTGACTGTACAGAAACACTTGTTAAAGGTGCAGCTATTGAAGTATTTACTACTTGTTGTACTGGATTTACAGTAGTAGTTGCAACACTAGAAGGCACAGTAGTAACAGATGATGTAGTAGAAGATAAAGCTTTTAAATTGTTTACACTTGGTCCTGTAGTAATATCATCTATAACTTTAGTAAAATCTAATTTAGGATAAGCCTTACGTAAATTAGCTATATCCCATTCTAAAGTTTGTAACTGTCTCCATTGTTCTTTACTAAATGCAGGCGGTCTTTGAAGATTAGGTCTCAACCCTACTACATTACCATTCCTGTAAAACATTGTCTCAGGTGTATATATTGTATTTTTATTTGAATTAGCAGCTTTTATTATATCATCTAAATGCTTAACTCCTGGTATATATGTCTTAGCTCCTTGATAACCTTTTTGAAATAAAGGTGCTATAAAATCATCTGTTATGCCTGGTATTCTTCCAAGCTTTCCAATGTTTACACCATAATTTAATATAGGAAGTGGTGTACTAAAAAGACCCATCAATAAATTATCAGGATTAACTGGGCTAAAGTCTGCCGCTACTTGATTAAACGCACTCCAATCTCCTGTTATTTGCGCTTGTTGTTGCATACCTCTTAAACCTGGTGATGCTCCAATCATAAATTGCCAATTAGGAGCATTGTAAATACTAAAACTATTATCTACTTTAGGAATGTTTCTTTGTTGTTCTGAATATCTACTTGGTGCTCTAAAAGATGTTTCATTAGGATTAGTGTTTATACCATAATTATGCCACATATAATCACTATATGCTCTTCTTTCTGCTGCAATATATTTTTGTTCTTGTAAATAATAATCATGATAAAAAGAATTAGGATCTTGTGGATTTAATAAATACTCTTCCTTTATATATTGACTATGTAGATTTTGACCTCTTTCTGATAACTTTGCTATTTCTGATTCTATTTGTAATTCTTTTTGACTCTTAGACTCAGGTAAATCAAGATTGGGTAAATTAACTATATTAGGTCCCAATCCTCCACTAGGATCAACTACATTATAGATACTATCATCTATATAGTTTTCTGGTTCTGACTTAGATATTTCTTTATTTTTACGTTCTTGCTCTGCTATAGTTAATAAATATTGTAGATTTTGCATTTCTTCTTGAAGTGCATTTAATTCTTGAAAATATGCATCTTGTGTACCTTCTACAATAAATAGATCTTTTATATTTGGTTCTGGAAACTCTGGTTTTTTTACTTTATTTTGGAAACCACTAGTTGCAGTAGCATCTCCAAAGAAATCAAGATCATCTAATGAAAAATCCTGTCCTCCTAGTTGAAACTTTTTTAGTTGCCCTCCATTTTGTGCAAAAGGTTTATTCCTTTTTTTATCATATATAAAATTTCTTAAAGCTGTAGTTCTTTCACCACCATCTTGAGCATAACCCATATTTATATCATCTTCTATTTCTTCAGCATCTGCAACAGTATTATTAATATATTGAATATTCTTATCTGGATTTTCATTATCAGGAACTCTATATCTTTCAATTGTTCTTTGTAAAACAAGTGGATATGGTTGATCCCCATATGAATCTAAATACTCATTCCAATGTTCAGCAGTCATTTGTTCAGTTCTATAATCATATATACCTTTGTCAAGCATATCTTGTCTTATAGCAGTGATATCTACATAAGCTTCTTCTGAATCCCAATGATGATCAGTGGGTTCCTTGTCTTTACTTATTGCACCATCAAACTCATCTAAATTGTAACCAGATCTATTAAATGTATCAAGTATCTGTTTATCTCTTTCTGATAAAAAGTCTCCTCTCCCTATGTGTCCTATTTCATGAGCAAGTGTAGTATTATAATCAGATTCAGTATCATATACATTATCTGATATTTCATGCATATCAGGATTCATAGTAATAAGACCTAAAACATTATCCCATTTAGGATCATCAGGATCTTCACCAACTTTTAACAATGCTTTTCTTATTGATTCTTCATTTACTCTATCACCTAATTGAAATTGTTCATCTCTATCCAATATAGCCATCAAAGTTCTATGATCTTCATATTGTTCTTTACCAATTTTTAAAGTAGATGCTGAAGAAGAAGGAGAAGCTTCAGGATCATCATAAAACAACCATCTCATCCTATTTAGTATTGGATTATCTGCAAACATAGCTGATGTATCCTCATATCCATATTTTTCTGGATAGTCTAACATATCTAAATAATCTACACCAGGATTTTCTTCTTGCCACTGTAACAAAAGATTATGTGCTTTCTTTTGATTAGGTGTCATGTCAATAAATGCAATATTAGAAAGACTAGGAACAAATAAATTTCTTGCTTCATAAAAATCTTCATCTTGCTCATAAGGTTCAATCCTTGAAAGAACCTCTTCTTTATCATCATAAAAATCTTTAGGTAGTATAAAATCATCAGTTAGCTCAGCCTCAAATCTTTCTTTTGCCAAAGAATTAGGATCTGTCCAATACTCTATTCTATCTGTAATATAATTTCTTGGAGTTAAACTCATAGGATCTAACTCAGGATTTTCTAATACATAATCAGATGGTATAGGATTTGGATAAACTCTTAAAGGTCTACGCATACCATCTGTATTGATTTCTACAGGATCTAATTGACCTGACAAATCTAAACCATTTTGTGCTAATGGTACTTCAAAGACTTCATTGCCTGGGAATATATATTCACCACCTGGCATCATAATTTTACTATTACCTAAGTTATCTACTCCCATAACAGGAAAGTCTACATCCTTCATAGTAATTCTACCAGAGTCTATTATATTATAAGGTCTGTTCTTATCTTTACTATTTCTTTTATATCCGTGTTTACTATATCTTTTCATTATCTAAATGAGTGGTTTAATTTTGTATTAACTAATTTAAGCAACATCTTTTTTGTTTCTGGTTCATAAATAACATTTCCATCATTATCATAACCTGCTTCAATAGGCATTCTTCTTAATAATACTTTATTAAAATAATTTCTAAACTTTTTTCTTTGTAGTTCAGGTTTATCATAATTAATATTCTCTTCATTAAGATCTCTAATATACCCATTCATTTGTGTTATATATTGCGTTCTTGCAATATTTCTGTTATCCGTTATATCCCAGAACTGATCAAATCTAAATAGTTGTTCTACTTTACTGTATAGTATTCTTATATCTGAAGCACCAATAATAGGATATGTTGTAATTAATGGTGGGTTAGTAGGTTCTATTTCTAATTTTAACAGTCCTGATATTTGTTCATTGTTAGATACAATAGCTTCATTAAAGTTGTAAAATAATTCTTGATATCTATCCTCACAATTTAAATTTAATGGTTGTTCTAAGATGTCATTACCAGTAGCATCCTTTGCATAGTTTGTAATATAATCAAATACTTCTAATTGGTATTCTACACTTCTTAACATTTCAACAGTTTGTCCCATTGAAGATACTAATTCTATTTCCCAAGGATATTGTTTTGTATAATAGTTTGCAAATAAATCACAACGCACATTATGTTTCCATATACCTCCTATTTCTAAACTTGGCTCAACACAACTAACAAAATCATAATAACATGTAAGTGGTAGTGGGTTTGTATTTATACCTAAATATTCTTTTAAAGTATCACAGTTACCTTCTTGTGAAACAGGAGTATTACCATCAACTTCAGGACAATCACATACAACCTTAACACATTGATTTGTTTCTCTACAAATATCTGTAGGATTACCTAAATTATCTACCATCTCATAACCCTCTTCACAATCACAAGTAACAGTTACAGTAGTTGTACTTGTACCTTCCTGAGCTCTATAAATACGGAAATTACTTGCCATTACAAAACCATCATAAGGACCTACAGGATCTGGACCTATTTGACAAGCTAATGCTACACATTCAAAATCTTGTGTTGGAGTAAATGTAAATTCATATTCAACCCAATCAAATCTATCTGCAATATTATCTGGATCAAAATTATTTGAATTCTCATCATTAACTAGTATCTGCGCTAGTACTTCATTATTTGGATTAATATTATCTAAGACATCATAACTATCATCACCTATTTCACCAGCTCCAAAACTACCATTACCACCAATAATTTTAAAGAAAGCAGGACTGCCCCATCCCATTTGAAAACCCCATATATTACCAGCAGGACTACAAAATGGACCACCACAACCTACAGTGTCTACTCCACTAGAGTTATATCTTCTATGTATAGTTCTTAACCATACTTTAGCAACATATGTATTTCCTGCTTCAAGACCTTCATCAGGTAAACTAGGGTATGCAACTCCAGCTGCACCAGTATAAACAGCATCTCCTGAATGAAGACCAGTATATGAAGACTCACCAGGAGGAGCAGGTGGATGTCCTCCAGTAGCAGCCCATTGATCTGATATATTTTCTGGTCCAGAGCCAAAAAAAGGAACATTAAAACCGTCAAACCATGTAGTAGCTGGATTTGCACAATCAGCTAAACTTTGACCTATACAAGGAGGACAAGCAGGATCGCTCTCTGGAAGCATAGTTAAACCAACTACTGGAATATTAGAATCAGTTGCAAACTCCCAATTATGTCCAAATTGCATACATAAAGGTCCAGGAAGATCAACGTTCATCGGTTGTGGTCCTCTAAATAATACACCCATTGCTGACTGAGGAAAACTATTAACTATTCCTGCTACATAAGAGTTATTACAAAGTTCAGAGGCAGCTCTTATGATGCATTGTAATCTGCTTCTATACCATATTGTATCAAAATCAACTGGTCCAGGTGTATATGTTGTATTACTATCTTCATTATAAGTAAACTCTCCATACTCTAATGAGTTATCTGCTAATTGGCTATACTGTTCATCTTGACAACATAAACCTGCATTCTCTCCATCTTCATTAAAGAAATATCCGTCTGGACAATGCGGAGTTTCTGCTGGCCCTGTTTTAGTTGTTAAGAAGTGATTCAAGCTTGGTAGCGTAAGCTCAGGATGCCAATCATGGAATGATAACCAACCTTGTATCTTAGGATCATAACTTACTGTCCATGATACATCTCTAAAATATTCAGGATCATCTAAAGAAACAACTGATCCAGATATTGTTATTTCAGGTTCTGTAACTAAAGTACAACCACATGTAATTGATGTTGGTGTATCTGTAAGTCCTACACTATCTATTACTTCAAAGCCTGGTGGACAATCTGGTACAACAAGTGTGCCATCAACATAAACTTCATTTAAATTTGGATCCCAGTATCTTTCTGGTGGTGGACAAAATCTTTGTACTAATCCATCTATCATATCTCTAATAGCATCACTATTAAAATTACCTGTTGCTACATTTTGACTTTTAGGATGTGATGCATATTGTTCAAAGTAATCTATTTCTTGAGAAGTAACAGCACCATCACCTGCAGCTTTAAGATATATAGGATACACGGTAAGTTCTCCCCACTTATCAATTACCTCTTGTTCCTGATAAATAACTTTTCTATTATCTGATGCAATTGGGTTTGTACCATTTATATCTCCAATAACAAAATTATTCCACCAAACAGCTAACTCACTGCCAAGTGCAGAAGGATCAGTGTTATCAGCAATTGTACTAATACCATAAGGTCCTTCATCACATTCAGAATAAGGAGCCCAATTACTACCCATTACAGGTGTAGTATATATCTTACCTTCTTCACCATATTCATCAACTGAATAATCAAAAGGACTTGTAGGAATAACAATACCTACAGCAGCATCAACCGCATAATATTGATCTAAATGATTTTTACATCTTCCTCTACCAACATACCCACCATCTAAACCTTTAAAACGTACAGTTTCAGTACGGGCATATTGTGCATCTGTATCATCAATACCCGCAGCATCATTAGCATCAGAAATTTCATTCTGATCCATAAATCCATTTATTTGCCAGCCTCTTATATAATCCTCTAAATCACAACCACCCATATTTCCATCAAACTTACATGCATCATCCACTGCATTATTTAATTGTCTATTTTGTAAATCACTACTTCCAGGAAATGTTAAATTAGGTCTAAGAGTATGTTGAAATGGTGGATTGTTTGGAAGATCTACCATTACACCAGCATCTGCAAGAGGTGCTGATGTTGATGGACTATTACCAATATTACCTAAACCATCAGTTACAAAAATTAATAATTTTTGCACACCTAGCCTAGCATGTTCATAGCTAGGTTGTACGTCAGAATTATAATCTGGTTGGAAAGTTTGACCATCAATGTCCCATCCTGGATTATAAAGCATATCTAATCCATCCCATAATCCTGCAGCATGATTTGTTAACCCAGCATTAAAATTTAATGATTGATAATAGTTATCTATCCAATTTAATGCGGCATTTATTGATGGTAACATTTGCATAGGACTAGGTCCATCAACTTGAGTATATGGATCTCCAGCAAAGGTAGTCATTCCAATTTGTCTATATGACCAACCTACAAAACCAATTCTTACATCACCGCTTTCTATACCAGGTCTAAATCCTGGATTGTCTTCATCAACAACTACAACACCACCTTCTACTTTATGACCTACAAGACCAAGAAGTAATTGACGCATATCATCTTCATTAGAATTTTCACTTATACTTTGAGAAGCATCAACTGATACAATAATATCTAATGGACATGGTGTTGGTTCTGGTGTAACCCATCCTCCTTCATATTGAGTAAAGCCTTCTGTAAAACTTGACTGAAGATATATAGTATCTGTACACTGACATACAAACTCACCTTCATCATTTTGTATTAACTCAGTATCAGGTGGACATTCATATTCATATGCATCTTCTATATTACCACCATTACATAATACTTCATTATAAATAAAACCTACACCTGGCTGGTATGCCATACAATCAGGATTTATAGGTTCAAAGTCTCTTTTACAGAAATAAACAATATCATAGTTAGGATCATATACAGACTGACATCCTACACCTACTACCGGATTATCAATTATTTCATCAAGTTGTTCTATTTCAGGGAATGATGCTAATAGTCTAGATGGTAAGTATTTATTAAACCATTGCTTCATTCCGTTATTTGCAATGTTAGTTATACCTTGACCACCATATTGGAATACCTTACCTTGTGCTTGTGATATATAAAATAAACCTGAAGGAGTATTAATAACACTTCTTGCACTTTCACATGATCCATATTCATGTGGTAAATCTGCATTAGTTACATTTGTTTGTGGTATAGAAGAAAATAATCCACCATCTCCAATTGTAATTTTAGTGTTTAGATCTGTAGTTAATTGATCTACACCTTGAAACATTTGTGGAGATAAATGAGGGAAAAATATTATAGCTCCATTCTTAGATATAGGTTTAATTACATTTACTTGATTTTTAAAGTCTTTATAATTGTTAGGTAAGAATACTCTCCAGAAATCTAACTTAGCTTCTTTCTGAGCTTGTAATGAATACATTAACCTCTTTGGATAATGTGTATAACATTTCTCAGCAGTAATAGGATCATAGTCTCTAGGTTGTATTACACCAAAAGATATAAGCTGAGAAAATAATTTACTTTTTGTTAGTGACGTATCATACTTATAAAAATTACCATCCTTAATTATCTTAGCATCAAACAATCCTTTAATATCTGTATTCTCTAACCAATCATAATGTCTTTCACCATCTCTATCCTCCCAATCTCTAAGTGCCATGTTTAACTCTGACTCAACAAAAAAGTCTTGTATACCATTAGAATGTGTATACATATAGCCTCTTTTATGTACAAATAATCCACCTAGACCTAAAGAATCATTTCCTGCACCACCACCTTCATCATCATCATCTATATTATTAGCACTTACATCTAAATTATAATAACCAGATGGTAAAGGAGCACCAGTACCAAATCCACCATCATTAGAAAAATCAAAA